CACTCGAAGGGTGACGCGCCTCGTGCAAAAGCATCATTAAAACGCTGGGATTGCCCCGGCTGGTAAAGGACAGTCATGGCTTACTCGGGTTCAGTTGGCACAACAGTCATCAATGTCCAGACGTTGATTGATCATGGCGCACGTCGCTGTGGGAAATTGGCTGAAGAACTGACAGACGAGCAGGTTTTATCGTCCAAGCAGTCGCTTTTCTTCCTTCTGTCCCACTTGGCCAACATTGGCATCAATTATTGGGCTATTAACAAGAAGGTTATTGGCCTCAATGCTGACCAATACATCTATTCCATGCCCTTGGGGTGCATTGACGTCCTAAACGTGCTCTATCGCACGATGAACCGCCCTGATGGGGCTTATACATCGTCTGCTGGGGGCGTTGTGGCCAATGTTTATGATGGAAACGTCAATACATACTGCCAACAGTCCACCTCAAATGGCAACATTTCAGTCAACTATGGTGGCTCAAACAACCCCATTTACATCGGTTCTATAGGCTTTTTGCCCTATATTTCGGGCGGTGGCACGGCTACATGGTCAATCATCCTCGAATACTCGACTGATGGTTCCACATGGAGCAAATTGAGTGATCTCGGCACCATTTTGGTACAAGACAACCAATGGGTATGGACTGACATTGACCCCGGCCAAGCGGTGGCTTACTACCGTATTCGTGCCTACAGCGGCACAACCTTGGCCCTGCGTGAGTTCTATTTGGGCAATAACAGCCGCGAAATCCAGATGTCTCGCTTGAACCGCGACGATTACACCAACCTACCAAACAAGAACTTTACGGCCAATCAGCCCTTCCAGTTCTGGTTTGATAGAACCATTCCCCAGCCAACCGTTTACCTTTGGCCAGTGCCAAGCAATCCATTCGTTCAGATGACGGTATGGTATCAGCGCCAGATCATGGACGTTGGCGCCTTGACTGATGAATTGGAAGTTCCCCAGCGTTGGTACGAGGCCGTGGTGTTTATGCTGGCCCATCGCATGAGTCTGGAGTTGCCGCAGGTGGCTATGGATCGCGTGGGCTACCTTGAGAAAATGGCGGATCGTTTTTACAATGAAGCCGAGGCTGAAGAGCGCGATAAGTCGCCAATCTACCTTGCCCCCAATATCACACCTTATACAGCATAATGCCTGTTTTCCTTGACACCGTTGGACTTTCCTCTGTGGCCATCGCCGTGTGCGACCGCTGCAAGATGAAGGTTCCCTTTGTCACTTTGGTGCAGGATGGAAACACGCCCGGACTTCGAGTGTGTGCAGAGCGTGGATGCAGGGATACTCTTGATCCATATCGCTTGCCAGCCCGCAAAACTGAGCGTATTAACCTAAGATTTCCCCGCCCTGATGTCAGCGTTGCTGCGAACGACAACTTCCTCATGACTGGCCCGCAGTCTTTGGATGGTACAAGTCAATACCAGATTTCTACCCAGCAGAATACGCAGACGCCTACTCAAAATGGAAATCAGGACACTATTGCTCCAAATCCACCTGATAACACGAGTACATAATGTCAGCACAAGTATCCATACTCCAATTACCTGCCGCTGGCGCTCTAACAGGCTCTGAGGCGGTTCCTATCGTCCAAAATGGCGTGACGGTGCAGACTACTACGAGTGCGATTGCTGTACAGCCTACCCAAACACAGACGTTCTTGACGGCTACGCAGCAGATTTCGCTGCCCAATAGCCGCTACGTTACGGCTGGTACTGGAATCTCAATTGTTGACGGTGGTGCGACTTCGTACTTCCAGATGAGCCTTAATGGTACGGCTCTGAGCCTCCAGAACGCCGCTGGCGGCATTATTGTGAAGGACTCAGCCTCTACGGTAGCCTCGCGCTCTATCGCCGTTTCTGGGGCTGGTTTGAGCGTTTCTAACGCCAATGGCACTGGTGGCAATCCAACACTTGCTCTGAGCGGCCTTCCAGCCACTTTGGCCAACCTATCTGGCTCTGGAATGCTGGCTATTATTGGTGGCTCCAGTATCAACCCCCGTACCATTACTGGTACAACAAACCAAATTACTTTGGTGAACGGGGATGGTCAATCTGGTAACCCAACGGTTTCTTTAGCTGACAACACGGTGATGCCCGGTACTGGTGCAATGACTGTGCCAATTGGTTCAACGGCACAACAGCCAGTAGGCTCCGCTGGTCAAATCAGATACAACAATGAAACCAATGCTTTTTATGGTTACGCTGCTGGATCATGGAACGCTTTTACTTTAGCGGGCGGTGTTTCTACTTTTAGCGCAGGTTCAACAGGTTTTACGCCATCTTCAGCACAATCTGGCGCAATAATCCTTGCTGGTACTCTTAATGCTGCAAATGGTGGTACTGGCGCAACATCCTTAAATGGCTATGTGTATGGAAATGGTACTGGCGTTATGACGGCCAGTCCAACTATTCCAAGCGGTTCGATTACTGGGTTGGGCACGATGGCTACCCAAAATGCAACCAGCGTTGCAATTACAGGTGGTACGGTTGCTGGGGTGACTATCAATGGTTCCGCAATTGGCGGATCAACTCCAGCCGCTGGTACGTTCACCAGCGTAGCGATGACCACTGGAACAATTACAACAGCGCCTTCTGGCGACAATGACATTGTCAACAAACTATATGCGGACAGTATTGCGTCTGGTATCAATTTCCATGCTGCTTGTAACTACGCAACCACCGCAGACCTTGGAACTGTTACCTACAACAATGGTTCTTCTGGTGTAGGGGCAACGCTTACAAAAACTGCGCCACTTTCTGCTTTATCAATTGACGGCTCAACGCCAGCAGTCGGAAACCGCATTTTGGTCAAGAATGAGACCAATGGCGCTTACAACGGTGTTTATACGGTTACAACTGTTGGCTCTGGCGCTGTTGCATGGGTTTTGACTCGCGCAACAGACTACGACACCAGCGGTACTGGAAACAATGAAATTGACCAAGGCGACTACCTTTTGGTTCTTTCTGGCACAACAAACGCCAATACATCTTGGGTTCAGCAGACTGCTTTGCCCATTACTGTGGGTACAACCGCTTTGGTGTTTACCCAGTTTGGTGCGGCCACGGTATACACGGCTGGTACAGGGTTAACCCTTGCTGGCAATGCTTTTAGCATCACCAACACAGCAGTGACGGCGGCAACCTATGGCTCTGCCTCGCAAGTGCCTGTTTTATCGGTAAATGCACAAGGTCAACTTACAGGCGTTACCAACACCTCCATAGCCATCGCGTCAGGGGCTGTTTCTGGCCTTGCAGCGTCTGCGACTACCGACACCACCAATGCAGCCAATATCTCCTCTGGAACGCTGCCTACAGGCCGTCTGTCGGGTTCCTATACAGGAATTACTGGTGTCGGAACATTGGCAGCAGGCACTTGGAATGGTACGGCTATAGGTGTGGCTTATGGCGGTACTGGATTGACCGCAACCCCTTCCAACGGCCAATTGGCTATTGGTAACGGCACTGGCTACTCGCTGGCTACCCTGACTGCTGGCACCAACGTAAGCATCAGCAATACCTCTGGCGGAATCACCATTTCGGCCACTCCATCGGCTGGCGGTACTGTGACCAGCGTAGCGATGACTGTGCCTTCGTTCTTGTCGGTTACTGGGTCTCCTATCACCACAAGCGGCACCTTGGCTGTAACCCTGTCTGGAACTGCTTTGCCAGTGGCGAATGGTGGTACAGGTGCTACCACCTTGGCTGGTTATTTGTATGGGAACGGCACCAGCGCGGTAACGGCATCTACCACCATCCCGAACACAGCAATCACTGGTTTGGGGACAATGTCAACGCAAAATTCCAATACAGTGGTAATCACTGGTGGCACAATTGACGGCACATCTATTGGCGCAACGACTACATCTACTGGCGCATTCACAACTGTGACTGCTACAACTGGCATCTTCGGAGGTACTTTCTAATGGCTGCAACTGGCTACACCCCAATTTCGCTGTACTACAGCACAACAGCATCTGCTGCGCCATCTTCAGGTAATTTGGTTGCAGGCGAACTTGCGCTCAATACCTTAGACGAAAAGCTGTACTTTAAGAACAGCGCAGGCACAGTTAAGTTATTGGCTTCCAGCGCGGGTGCAACAGGAACAGTTTCTTCTGTAGCAGCAACAGTCCCCGGTTTTCTTTCGATTACTGGTTCCCCAATCACTACAAGCGGAACGCTTGCTATTACCTACTCTGGCTCTGCTCTTCCAGTAGCAAACGGCGGAACAGGCACCACAACAAGCACTGGCACTGGAAGTGTCGTGCTTTCCAACAGCCCAACCCTTGTTACCCCAGCGCTTGGAACACCCTCATCTGGGACATTGACCAACGCAACTGGTCTGCCTTTGACCACTGGCGTTACTGGAACATTGCCTGTTGGTAATGGTGGTACGGGTATTACTACGACCCCAACCAACGGTCAAATTCCAATTGGAAATGGAACAAACTACACAGCAGCCACTTTGACTGCTGGTAGTGGTGTGAGCATTACAAACTCTTCTGGCGGCATCACAATCGCGGCAACTGGCTCTGGCGGTACGGTTACATCGGTAGCAGCATCAGTCCCTGCGTTTTTATCGGTAGCGGGTTCACCGATAACTTCATCTGGAACTTTGGCAATCAGTTACTCTGGCACGGCTTTGCCTGTTGCCAATGGCGGCACTGGATCGACCACACTTACCGCAAATAACGTGCTTTTGGGTAACGGCACCTCGGCACTGCAAGCAGTAGCCCCCGGTTCTAGCGGGAACGTGCTTACGTCTGACGGCACTACTTGGGCATCTACTGCCCCTGCTGGAGCCGGGGGCTCTGTCACCGCTGTTGCTACTGGAACATTGGGAAATGGTGCAACTGTTATCTTGAACAGCGATGGTACGGTGAGTGTTCCAGCTATAACCGCGACTTCATCTGTGGCGACTATTAGTGCTACTAATGCATCTGCCACGACTATTTATTCAGCACAATGTCCTGTTGGCGCTTCTTATGATCCTACTAGAAACACGATTGTCGTTTGGTGGACTGCAAACACTACCTTTTATATGATGGCGGCTTCTGGACTTGTATCGGGTAGCTCCATATCTTTTGGTACGCCAATAGTCGTTATATCCACCAACAGCGCTATTAGTAGAAATTCGTTTTCCACTGTGTATGTGGAAAATGTGTCGCAACACGCCGCAAGTTTGTATTATAATGTTGATGGTTATTGTTATATATATACTGTATCAGCCAATGGGACTTCTATTGCAGTCGCAACACAACTTCAACAAATATTCCCCGGTGAACCTTATGTTTCTTCAATATCTTTGTTTTATGACTCTTCTATATCAAAAGTTATAGCAGTTGGTTTTGGTGGAAATGCTATACAATATATTTCATGTGTAATAACTTTTTCATCAAATTCTTTGTCGGTGGGCTCTGTTGATTATATATTTTCCACCTCGCAGTCATTTCCTACGGCCATAACTAAAGACACAGCTAATAATAAATACGTGTTTGCAAGTGGCGATTCCGCAAATCAGCCTTCTGCTTGTGTTGGTACTTTATCCGGTACCAATATTACATGGGGTTCTTATTCATATATATCTCCAAATACTTGGGGTGCATACCAATATGGTATCGCCTTAGCATATTCTCCGACATCCGCGAAAGTCATGGCGTGTATTGTGACATCGGGTTCTTCTTTTGTCCAAGGAGCGGTTGGTACCGTTTCTGGTACATCCATATCTTGGGGTACTCCAGCTAATTTCGCTTCTCCCGCCATTCGTTCAAGTAGTGTACTAGGGTATAAAGGTTATTACTATAGCACTACCGGAAAAATAGTGTTTATTATTGGAACAAATCCGACAGTAATTGATTCCATTTCTGGAACTACTTTTACGTCAACTTCATACGTTATATCCCCATCAACATACTCAGGCAATTACGCAAATAGCTCGGTATACGCGACTAACTTAGATACATTTATTGTCGCTGGATTCAACGTCAATTCATACGCTCAAGTATCAGGGTTTGTTCAATATGTAGGAACATTATCTACTACTAATTTTCTTGGATTTTCCAGTGCAGCGTATACAAACGGGCAAACAGCAACTATTAATGTTGTAAGCGGCACTAACAACTCGCAATCTAGTCTTACGCCGGGACTTAAATACTATGTCGCTCCAGATGGCACACTATCATCTTCGACAAGTTCACAACCGTATGCTGGACTTGCGCTTACATCAACAAAAATTCTTGTTAAAGGATAAAAATGAAAACTTTAATTCATACCCCAACAAAATTGTCTAAATACATTTGGGCCGATAGTGATGTAGTTACTTTTGGTGTTGACCGAGTCCATGCACCGGGTTACGACATTGGCGACTTAAATGCGTCTAATGCTCAACTTATTGAGAACGTCACTCCCCCCGAGGATTGGGTCGGCAATAAGTATTTGTATGACAATGGCACATGGACAATAGACCCCAACTGGAAAGAGCCTGTATGAAACTGCACATCGACATCGAAGTAGTAAACCAAGTCCTTGGTTACCTCGGAACACGCCCCTACCAAGAGGTGTACGGCCTGATCCAAGCCATCCAAGACGCAGCAAAACCTAAAGAGGTGCCTCATGGCGACCAAGTGGATACAGAAAGCAATTAAACACCCCGGCGCTCTGAAGGAGTCGCTTGGTGTTTCTGCTGACAAGAAAATACCCGCCAAGATGCTGAACAAAGCGGCCAAGGCACCCGGCAAACTAGGCCAACGTGCCCGCTTTGCCAAGGTATTGCGAGGCTTTGACTGACATGAACGCTGATTTCGACCCAATTAAGTACGGTGCTCTCTGGCAAAAAGTCCAAGACCTTGATAAAAAGGTGGACAAATTAGAAGAGGGCATGGCAGAACTACTGGCTCTTGCAAATAAGAGCCGTGGTGGCTTTTGGGTCGGAATGATGATTGTGTCTGCGGTATCTACAGTAGTTGGGTATTTGACCCATTGGATGCACAAGGGGTAAATCTTGATAGACCCTGTAACGGCCTTCGCCGCTGCCCAAGCGGCTGTCAAGGGGGTACAGGCAGCCATCAAACTGGGTAAGGACATTCACGCCATCACTGGCGAGGCAATGAAGTTCTTTGAAGCCAAGGATGTCGTGCAACGGGCCGCATCCCAGCCCAAGAGTACGTTTGCTAAGTCGGATACGGCTCAGGCTTTTGAGATCGTCATGCAGGCCAAGATGCTAAATGACGCCGAGAAGGAACTGAATAATTGGATGGTGATGTCTGGCCATGCTGATTTGTGGCAGCAACTGTTGATTGAGCGTAACAACATAATCCAGAAGCGCAAAAAACAAGAAATTTTGGATGAAAAAAATGCTGAGGCCAAGAAGAAGGAATTGGATGAGTTAATCAACTGGCTCCTTGGCGGTGCAATTGTTATTTTGGTTTTGGGCCTCGTATTCTGGTGGCTCACTATGTTGTTGGAGAAACACTGATGCTTACGATCCTTTCGACTTTGATCTCGTTCCTGATGGGTGGTTTGCCAAAACTGCTGGATTTCTTCCAAGACCGAGCCGACAAGGCCCACGAACTGGCATTGGCCCAGATGCAAATTGAGCGAGAGTTGGAGATGCGCAAGGCTGGTTTTGAGGCTCAGGAGCGCATAGAGCAGATTCACAGCGCCGATTTGGAACTCCAAACTAACGCCAAAGCCAACGAAAACCTCGTCAACGCCCAAGTGGCCGAGATGCAAGCCATCTACGAGCACGACGAGTCCCTAAACGAGGGCACCAGCCAATGGATGAAGAACCTGCGTGCAGGCGTGCGCTCCTTCATCACTATGGGCTTTTTCTTCCTGCTGTGCTTTGTGAAGGTGGGCCTGTTTGTCTACGGATACAACAACGGTGTTTCGTTCCCTGCTTTGGCCGAATCCCTATGGGATACCAACACCGCAGCCCTGTTTGCTTCGATTATTGCGTTTCACTTCGGCGGTAGGGCGTTTGGCAAATGAAGGTCTCGGACAAAGCGCTGGGCGTGATCAAACACCACGAGGGCACCCGCCAGCGTGCCTATCGTTGTAGCGCCCGCCTTTGGACTATCGGAGTCGGCCATGTAATTTATCCGCAGCAGGCCAAACTAAAACTGGAAGAGCGGGATGGTTTTGCCCTACGTCCAGAGGATGATAGGGTTTTCCCTATGGAGGAAGTTGATGCAATACTTGCAACAGATTTGGCTCGATTTGAGCGCGGGGTCGAGCAGTTCTGTCCTGTCAGCCTTACACAAGGTATGTTTGATGGGCTTGTCAGTTT